GGTGGAAGACTAACATGGGAAAACAGTGTTACTGCTTGTGGTCCGTGCAATGTAAAGAAAGGCGACAGCTTATATCCCTTACCTATGCAACGACCAACACACCCTTCGTGGTACCAAATAAACTATGCTTATCAGCACCATACGTTAACAATACCCGATGCAGCCTGGCAAAAGTACATACATTGGCAAGAAGATAAGCTAATTATAGAACCGTTATCTACCTAGTTAATCTTTTGCATAAATAGTTGTATGAGTAATAATATATTTGGATATACAACAATTAATCAACCTTATACTAGTAAAAGCCTCAGCGGCTTAGATCTGGCGAAGCAGGACTTATTGAATCATTTTAAAATCCGTAAAGGAGAAAAATGGTCAAACCCTGACTTTGGTTGCGACTTAGAATTATATGTGTTTGAACCACTAGACCAAGCAACACAAGATGCTATCGAAGAAGAAGTATATAATGTTGTGAGCTATGACCCTAGATTTGAAGTAAACAATTCAGATATAAGTGTAAACCATGACACACATTCAGTAACAGTTAATGTGAAACTGACTTACCTACCAACAACAACTGCAACAGAGTTGCAGATTAAATTCGATAAAGAATTTACAGAAAACGCAGAGTTTTAATTATGGCACAAAAATCAAGACAAAATAGACTATTTGCGGCAGAGGACTTTACAGTAATCTACGAATCATATATCAATGCAAACTTTCAAGCATTTGATTATGATACTATTAGAACTGCAATGGTTGACTATGTACGCAACAATTATCCAGAGAACTATAACGACTGGGTAGAATCAGCTGAATTTGTATCGCTACTAGATGTAGTTGCACAGTTTGGACACAACTTAGCATATCGAGTAGATGTGAATGCGAGGAACAATTTTTTAAGTACCGCACAAAAACAAGAAAGTGTTTACAAATTAGCAGAATTTTTAGGATATCAACCAAGACGCAATGTGCCAGCGTATGGTGAAATGAAAATAGTTAGCGTAAAAACAAACGAGCCAGTTATTGGTAGTGCAGGTATTAGTTTAGGTGGAACAGATTTAAAGTACGAAGTATCTAACAATGTAAATAATTTAGATGACTTTGTTACTGTAGTAAATGCAGTACTACAAAACAGTAACCAATTTGGTAGTCCAAAAAAATCAGTAGTAATTAATAATATAAAAACAGAATTCTACGATTTTAATAATACACCCAATCAGGTTAAATTTGATGCACAAGGATCAGTATCTGGTGCAAGTGTTACATTTAATATCATAAGCAGTGACTATGATAATTATACAAGATCATTTACAGAGAAATACCCCGACCCAGTTAATTCATTTGGATTATATTATAAAAATGATGGCAAGGGAATAAGCAGTGTCAATACTGGATTCTTTTTTGGATTAAAGCAAGGCTCGTTGCAGTATGAGGATATTGTGATTAGTGAGCCCATTGACAATGCTTCTTTTGATATTAATGCAACAAACGTAAATAATTCAGATGTATGGGTACAAAATATTAATAGCACAGGAAACGTTTTAAAGAACTGGACAAAGGTTGTTGACGTTAACAGTAATGTAATTTATAATAATCTAGCACAAGGCGAAAGAGATGTTTTCAGTGTAAAAACTAGAAAAGACAATGCAATATCTGTTGTGTTTCCTGATCGTACATTTGGTAACGTTCCAACAGACACATTAAGAGTTTGGTATAGAACAAGTGTTAACAGTACATACATTTTAAGACCAGATGACATTGCAACACAAAAAGTACAAATAAATTATACAGGAAGTGACGGCAACAACTACAATGCAGTGTTCACTTTACAATTAAAGCAATCAATATCAACTGCAAGTTCAAATGAAACATTAGATCAAATTAGAGAAAATGCTCCAAGAAACTATGCTAGTCAAGATAGAATGATTACCGCACAAGATTATAATACAATGCTTGGTAATAGTAACGGCGGCATCTTAAAAATTAAAAGTGTAAACAGAACATTTAGTGGACATAGTAGATATTCTAAATTTACAGACCCAACTGGAACATACAGTAATTTATACTTGCAAGGAAATGACGCAACGTTATATTCTGAAAATAAATTAGTAGCAGTGTCGGCTTCAATTTCAGATACTGCAAATGGGATATATCAAAAATATGTTAAAGATATATTAGACAATGACGAATTTGTAAATTTATATTATGATGGATTTAGGTCAGCAACAGAAACGCTTAAGACTACTGATCAAACACTTGATTCAAATGGTGATGTTGCAGTATTTACATGGAACAACGAAAGTAATTCTGCAAGTGGTGTACTGAGTGGATATTTAACAGACCCAGTAACATCTAACATAACTAGAGTAGGTCCAACTGCTACTACATATATGAAACATCTTAAGCCAGGTGCATTAGTTAAATTTACCGGAGGCAATGTAGCAGCAGGCAGTTTTGTTTCAGGAACAGAATATGAAATTACAATACCCGGCGACACAGACTTTACACTAATTGGAGCACCAAACAGTTATGCAGGTACAGTATTTACTGCCGCAGGTATTGGAACAGGAACAGGAAAAGTTAAGCCTACTAAAAATATTTGGGCAAAAGTAGTTGACATAACCAATAATGGACTAGGTGTCGAAGGAACTGGTGTTAATGCAGGTAAGCCTACTGGACTACAATCAAACGGTACTGGTGCTATAGTGTTAGATAGAAAAATACCTACCAACAGTACAGTTGATATTATCTATCCTGCACTATCGAGAAAATTTTCTAACAGAGAAAAAGATTTATTTATTTCTTATTTTGAAAAGAAAAAACCATTTAGCATACAATATAACCAACAAAAAACAACATGGGAAATTGATACTACACCTCCTCCATTTTCTCAAAATGATACATACCCAGCTAACTTTAACGTAGCTGATATTGATAACAACTGGGTAGTCTATTTTAACTACACAGGTGTGTCTTATGATATCTATATTAGAACAAGAAGATTTATTTTTAATAGTGCATCTACTAAATTGGGAAATATCCAAAACGAAGTAGAAATAGGCTCGTTTACTAAAAAAGCAAAAAGAGATACTATTACTCTTAAGCAAGTAAACACAGACTTTAGTAACCCACAGTTTATTAGTGCTGGATCATTTTATGTATATGGATATGATTCTGCAAGTTCAAATGAATACAGACTATCTCTAATTGATAGTAATGCTGATTCGAGACCAGATAATCCAAACGTATTTTATGATATTGTTGGATTAAGTAACACGTCCGAAACATCAAGTGGAAACAGTGAGAATGGTAAAATAAACAACCAATTTGAATGGGAGCATATTGCTGCTGATAATCAAGTTGTTGATCCTAGTTTCACTAATGTTATTGATGTGTTTGCCTTATCAAAATCATATGATACTGAATACAAGAATTATCTAAAAGGCGCAACAACTACAGTACCTACTCCGCCAACCAGTTATGAACTAGGAACACAATTCACAGGCGTAGTAGACAAAAAAGCAGTAAGTGACACTGTTGTATATAAACCAGTTAAGTACCGACCGTTGTTTGGTACACATGCTGATCCACAGCTTAAGGCTAGATTTAGAATTATTAAACTATATGGATCAAATGTTACAGATACTGATTTAAAAACAAAAACAGTAGATGCAATCGATTCATTTTTTAATTCAAGTAATTGGGACTTTGGTGAAACTTTTTACTTCACTGAATTAGCTGCATATGTACATAAAGAACTAGCAGGACTATTGAGTAGTTTTGTTATTGTACCACAAGGTGCAGGAAGTGTATTTGGCGATATGTTTGAATTTACGCCAAACGCAGACGAACTTATTATTGCAGATGTAAATGTCAATGACATTGATATTATTACAAATATTACAGATGCAAATATTAAAGCAGGAACATAATAATGGCTAAGAAAAAAGCAGGCAAACAACAAGTCAATAATATAAAAACTAGTAATTTTTTACCAAGTGTTTTTCAAACAGACTTAAATAAAAATTGGTTAGACAGTACACTAGATCAAATGGTGTCAAAGGGACCATTAGATGATATAGATGTATTTGTTGGTAGTAGAAAAGGTGATGTAGCTGAAAGTAGTGATGTTTACTTAGAACCAAAAGTTTATAAAGACCTGCAACGAACTACACAACTTTCTCCAGGAATTGTTGCATATAACAACTCTGGAAAAACAACAAACACTATTACATTTGATGACGTAGCTCATTCAATCAATCAGAACTTTAGTACATATAATTATAATTCTGCATATGCCTCACATAAGTATGGATTTAACCCACCAATTGATATTGATAAATTTGTTAACTATGTAAACTATCATTGGGTAGAAGAGTTGCCTATATACGAAAGTATATATACAGGAAGTACAGTAAATCCATTAACAGAAATTAATACTAATAACAGGTCAACTATAACAGATGATAACAATTCTTTTGTACTTGAAAATCAAATGCTTATCAAGTTCACTGGCAGTGGTTGGCATACTGACGTTTTAAACAAAACATATATTGTTACGGGTAGTGTATCAAAATATACATTACGTGAATATATTAGCGATGACGGTGTAAGCAGAGTATATGAAAATAATGTTAAGCACAGTGTTCCTGCAAACGGTGTATGGTTTAATGAAATATTATATAACGCAGAATTAAACTCGGCATACGGAGCAAGTAGTACTCCAGAACAATTAGTAGATGATTATAATAATACACCTGTTAACAGTAGATTACCATTCTTTGATGGGTTTGATTTCCCACAACTAGAATCTAACACTACTGTTCTTGATAAAGATATACTTGTAAAATTTACAGGCACTTGGACACATGGCAGTGGAACAAATAATAATGATATATTTTCATTAACAATTGATGCTACTACTGGCAACGTATCTATATTACCAGCAACTACTCAACAAATTACTTTAGCAGAAACAACACTATCACCGGATAATAATTTAATGTATAACGATGGTATAGTAATCTCACCAGACAAAGATTACATTGTTGTTAACAAAAATGACTCATACCAATCTGCATGGAGTAGAAATAATCATTGGGTAAACATAAGCACAATTAATAAACTACAAGAATTAATCACTGGATATGATTTTACTGAAATAAGAAATAAACAAAGAATAGCACTTAGACCAATTATTGAATTTAATGCATCAATTGAATTTTATACTCATGCTGGTTATAAGCAAGATCAGTATGTTGGTGTAGTTACACACGGTATTAAACAATATGATAGTGTACCAACTGGAGCAGGTGAAACATATGTATATGTTGATAATCATATTCCGTCAGGCACTGATCATAAAATTTATGTAGTTGGCGGCACAGACATAGTACTAGAAGAAAATGACACATTTACTATTAATAATGCTGTTGACACTACATATAAAAATGCAGACATGTATTTCATAGATAAAATTAAATTTGCTCAACAAAAGCATACAGTTAACCAGAATCCACTTTATAGCTTTTACAATCACTACGGAAACTATATAGGATCAATAAATGGTAAAAAGTTTAATGGAGAAAAAATATTTGGATACAAAATTGGAACAGGTGCAAACGACACTGAACTAGGATTTCCATTAAGTTATAAAGACACTCCAAAGGGAGCTGAGTATGAATTTGAAAACTTTATTATAACACAAAAATATTATAGTAATTATGCAAATTCTGAGTATTCAAGAGGAACATATTCAAAAGATCAAATTGGTTTTAATTTGTTTAAACAACATGGCGTATTAAAATCAATATACGCACCATCTGGTGATCCTGCTGGCGCACATGAACACAAGCAATATAAAATTAATGCTGCTGACGATTCTTTTGTAATACCGTATGGATGGGATAACTGGAGACAGGATGATGAATTTGTTGTTCATCAAGAACTTAATACATTTGTACTTACGAGAAAAAATATCAGTGGAAATAATAACTTAATAGATCAAATACACCAAGTATATACAGTAGGTGAAAGTCAACAAATTAAATTTACTAACCTGACTGGAGATAATTTATACATAAAATCACATGGATCTGTTATTTCAGATAACTCAGCTTCGTGGGTAGACACTTATACATCTTCAGGAGGCATAACAACATTAACAACTAGTGCATCAAGTAACAACACATATTTTGATATATACCTAGACAACGAATTGGTACAATGTTTTATTGTGTCAAAACAATATGACCAACTATTTTACAAAATAACACAAAATGGGAATCCAATATCTCCTAGTAATATTACAGTTACAAATTCTTCGATTACATTAGATCAAAGTATTCTTGTAGAAAATGACTTAATTGATTTTGAATGGACTAACAATGATCTAAATAATAGTACACTTAATGTAAGCATGCCAGATGTACACAAACATAATGCAAACAATGATATATTGGAAACATTTACAATTAGTCAAACTTTAAATCATTGGAAAGACAAACTAAATGTTATGCCAGGATTTGATAATAACACATTTGGCGAAAATAATTATGCCAGCGTTCCACATACTCCATATTATGGCGGTACAATCTTTTTACACGAAGATCTAAGTATAATGCACGATATCAACTATGCTGACAGTAAGCTATCTATTACTGGTTCATTACTCGAACAGGGTACAGAGTTTGTTGCATTTAGACAACGAGTATCAGATGCGGCGAGGAAAATTTGGACCAAAACCGGCGGTATGACAATACAACAATTAACCGATAGTGCTATTAGTTCAGTAACAAAAGTAAAACCAATTTATACTAACTCAAACATGCTTGTACTTCAATCAGCTGATAGACAAGAATTTATATTAAGAGACATAGATACTACACAAAACAAAACATTTAATACAAGATTTGAATTTAACGGAGACGTTAATATACGTGACCATGTGTATGTTTACTTAACACAAGATAATGGAAATGAAACACAAGTACGAAAGCTTCTTATAAAAGACAAAGACTATACAATGATAGGAAACACTATTAAATTGCTACTATCATATGAGCCATTGGATAGTAAACTTACTAACCCAATGTTAGAAGTGTACTGGACAGGCATGGACGACTGGTGTTTTGTTCCTGCTAGTTTAGTAAAGCTAGGACTAGGATTTGCTACAGAGCCACAAGTTAATAACAATATATTGTATACACATGATGGTACTGAAATAGATGTAACTGGAAAAGATTTAGAAAATATTAATGCAGGTGCAAGTTTTGATCCTGCTAATGCAGTAATATTTGAGATGGAAAAACGTATATATAATGGTCTTGTTAAAGAAGATAATATGTATAAGAGTTCTTCTGTAATTGACGTAGGCTTAGAAAAGTACCATAGCCCGATTAAATATTTGCCAGCACCTCATCACAGCACATGGTATGAACTAGCCGATTTAAATAACTATTTAGAAAAACATTATTACCAATGGGCAGCTAACAATAATATTAAAACATTAAATTCTAGTAACTACTATGATGCTAATGATAGTAGTACATGGAACTATAGTACTCTATCAGCAGGAGGCGATTTTACAGACAAGTTGCCAGGACATTGGAAAGGTGCATACACACATATATTTGGAACATGTACACCACATATTACTCCGTGGCACATGCTAGGCTACGCATTTAAACCAACTTGGTGGGATAAGCACTACAGTTGGACAGATCCAACAAAACGTGATAAACTAATAGTTGCATTAAAAACTGGATTAACATCGGAACCAGGATTATCAAAAACACATGTACCGTTGTTTGCAAGACATACATGGAATTGGTCAACGCAATGCCCAGTTACTATAACAGGCACATTGCAAGATCCTAGCACAGTATTAGATCCTACATCATCTCTTTCAAATGTAGATAAAGAAAAAGAATTTGTATTTGGAGATTGGGGACCAGTTGAATTTAAATGGAGATCAAGCGATATAGGCAGATCATTATTACTCGACGGTGTGTTAAAATTAAACCCAACAAAAGCATGGTCAGACTTTTTTCAACCAGGAAGTATTAGTAAACATAATTCATTGATAAGAAGCATAACTCATTATGATAGATTATTACCATCAAGTCATTCATTTAAAACACCTAATAAAGTTTATGGAAAAACTATCACATCTATAAAAATTAAACCTGGCTCGTCACCTAGCACATTTGAAAATAACGGATTCTTCCAACTACTTGACGACTTTGATAGTACACTAGGCAGAGCTAATTTTGAAATTACAGAATCATCTGGCCCTGGCACTATTACTGCAATAAGTATGATTGAACGTCCACTAGACATAGTAGGACAATATATTATTTCATATGCTGGTAACGATGCAGACCCATCGGGCATAGACTTTGATGTTAAACTTAATACTGTTTCTTTTGTTGCAAATGGTATAGCACAAGCACAGTACAACTTTTTAACTAGACATGGTCATGAAAACATACTAGAAGAACATTATGGTAACTTGGATACTAAATTAGTATTCAAATTAGGTGGCTTTACAAGTAAACACCTACTACACCTAAGTACAGAAACAAGTGAACAAGGATGTGTAATACTAGGCGATGCAGACTACAATATAGAAATGTATAAAGGTGCAGTATCAAAATTAATTACTGCAAGTGCATTAACTATTACAAAAACATTAACAGGATATAAAGTATCTGGTATAAATCATAATACCAGAGAATTTAAATTCCTTGAACCAAATATTACTAACCCAACAGATTATGTATCTATTGAGATTTTGAATCAAACATTAAGACGTTATAATAAATTTGTTGCAACACCTAGCACAGTAGAATATGATGCCGAGTTTACAAAAATACAAGATGTGTATAACTTTATTAGAGGATATTGGGAATGGATGCGTGTTAACGGATACGAGCTACAATATGATGGAAACACATCAGCACACGACTTTGTTACATGGACTATTACTGCTGAAGTTGGATTTAGTCATATTTTACAAATAGGTAGAAAATTAAAGTACACACCAGCTCATGGTCATGTGTCAGAGTTTAATACACTAACTTATAATAACAATAGCATATTGTCAAGTGATTCTATAAAAATAGAAAATACGAAATTAGGTATTACACGCACAGACGGTAAAGTTTCAGTGGAAACAAAAAGTAAAGAATTTATAGGAAGTATCACTAGTGCAGAGCTAGACTTTGAACATGTAGTTATAATTGAAGATAGTACAACGTTAGGAATAACACTGTTTGATGACGTTAAGGATAGTATGCAATCTAGATTATGCTTATGTGGACAACGAACACAAAACTGGAATGGTGAGAAAAAAGCACCAGGATACTTAGTATCAGATAATCATATTATAGAAAACTTTGATAGTGCTGTACAAAGCATTGATGACTTATATAGAACAGACGTAGATGAGTTTAATAGATCTTTTGGAAAAGCCAAAGACATAACAATTGGAAAAACAGAAGGTCTGTTGTTAGAAGGATTGGGCCTTAATGAAAACATTCTTACTAATTATTATCAGGGAATGATAAAAGAAAAAGGAACACGCGGTGCTATAGAGCATATAGGTAAAAGTAATATATTAAACTTCAATGAGACTACTATATCTGCATATGAACAATACATGTTTAGACAGTCTGTTTTAGGAAATGATGATTTACAAGATCCATTAGAAATAGAAATAGTTTCAAGTGATATTAATTCTTCTCCTCAAACTATATCATTAAATACTGGAGCTTCTGCTCCTAACTTTCAATCAGGCGCTAATGTAATTGATGCATACATTGACGCAGATCAAGATAATATTAACGAAAGAATTATTAACAATAAATCAATAACATTTGATACATTAAGCTATGATGAATCAAATAATGACATACTTACAGGTGGCGAAGCATTAGAAACAGAAACAACATACAGAGTTTTAAGCACATCTGACATATCATCGGTATTTGATAGCACAGCCGAATATGCTAACATAGAAACATGGTCGCCTAACAAAAGCTATCGTCGAGGTGATCAAGTAAGAATGAACGGTGAGCTATGGGAATGTAATGTTGAGTTTACTGGAATAACAGAAGTATCATCTAACATTGAAGTAACTTCCAGAAGAGCAACCGATACTGCAATTATTCCAAATGGAACACAGGCTAATATTGCAGGCATTCCTACTACACTTACAAAAAACCAACAAAGTTTTGCTAATGTTGTAGTTAATGGAAACGATAACTCACATACATATGTTCCAATAACAGGTGATGCATCATCTACATTAGTAATCAATGATGCACCAATTACATTTAATAAGATTAAGTTAGTACCAACAATAAATGGACCAGCAGTAGTATATGCAGATGGAACTGGAGACTTTTCTGATCCTGTTACAGGTGTTACAAACCATTCATTAAGTATTACAACTAGAAAAACTCTAGCAGATAACACTGTACAAGACACAACTCAGGTAGTTGATTTTGATACTACTCCAAATAATATAATAGAAACATTTACTGGAGATGCAACTGCAACAACTGTTACTCTTTCGCAACAGTTGTTAGGAGCAAGGCCCAATAACTATAATGTTAGTTCTGTGACAGTTGATGGAGTATTACTGACTAGCCCAGCAGATTATAGCGTAGACACAGGAGCAGGTATTATTACATTTGTAACGGCTCCAAGTGCAGCAGCTGATAATATTGTAGTTGTATTAGCACACCAAATTGACACAATGACTCAGTCAGAAATTATAACTCATATTGATAGTTATAGTATCTCTGGCTTAACAACGTCTCTTACATTAATAAACGGTACACAAAGAATAACACTAAGTTTTCAAAGTTCAGATCATACAGAACGTTTACTAATAGACGCAGATCTTGGCAACGGTACAAATGCACAATTAGATTTACCACCAGGCGGTATTAATGTTCAGCAAGATGTTACTGATGTTGAATCTCCAGATGTTTTAACTGTTGAAGAAGTTAGAGATCAAATTAACAATACAAGCTCTTCATTCCTTACTTATATTTCAGCAAGCGTAATAACTGGTAATATAGTTATAACACAATCTAATAGATCAGATACTTCGCCACTAGTTATGTCAGGGAATGTATTAACATCTCTAGGACTATCAGCATCAACTCCTGGTACAAGTTTACAAGTTCCAGTACCGGTTAGTTACGACGAAGCAGCAATCCAAATACAACAACAACTTACGCTTAATAGTATTACAGGCGTTACTGTTAGTGGACTTGGAAATAGAATTAAATTTGAATCCACAAATGCATCGCTTGATTTAGGCGATACTAGTTTTAACGCTGTAGTTGGATTACAAACAGGAATAGTTACATCTTCCGAAGTTAATGTTGATAATGTATGGAACACTGATCAAAACGTTCCAGAGAACAACCACAAGACAAAATTTACTAGAGTTGATCAGTCGCTTGACCCTGCATTATATAATATCTTAATATCAGATGATAGTGATTTTGTAAACAGTACAGTGGGATCAACTGAAACAAAATTTTGGAGTTGGAATGTACTTCAAGTCACACAAAGATATGCAGATCCAGGTAACGAAACATTATATACTAAACCAGATGTAGCTATAAACACAGCAAGTGACAATCCAACCACATGCGGTATATGTGCAGGAACAGCCAGTATAGATGGCAATGATGCAGAAGTAACAACAAACCGAGACCATGGATTAAAAGTGGGCGATTATGTACAACTACTAAACACAACAACCACACCTAACATTGATGGTATCCATAAAGTAACTAAAATTGGATCAAACAATAAAATATTTTATATAGATGAATATATTGAATCATGCGGTAATGCAGTTTCAGTTATGCCATTGGTTACTACTAGATTTGAAACAACTGAGCAGAGAAACTCAGCAGTCTCATCAGTTGATTGGAACCTCCCAACTGGTACAACTGTATTTGTTAATAACAAAGACAATGTACGAGGAACATATGTGCATACAGTATCACAGTATGATACAGAATCAGTTGCAAACACAGTGACTGGCACTACATATAGAATTATCACAACAGGTGATACTGATTTTACATCAATTGGAGCTGTAGACAGTGAACCTAATACTGTATTCACTGCAACTGGCGTTGGTAGTGGAACAGGTACAGTTGAGAAAGTAACATACACTGATGTAAGAAGCACAACTACAAGACCTACTAACACAGATATAGACAGTGTATTAATTTATAGTCATACTAATAATCAATCAAAAGTACAACTAGAAATTTGGGATCCTATGAGAAAGATCTTGCCAGGTATTGCACAGCAGAATTTAGACTACATTAACTTTACAGACAATGCAGTGTACACAACATCAACAGACGACAATCAATATACAGATGTTGAGGTTGCATGGAGCAACGACCAAGTTGGTACAAGATGGTGGGACACAAGTAAGGTTCGTTATTACGATTACGACCAAGGTGACTCTGTATACAAATCAAACTATTGGGGTAGATTATATCCAGGCAGTGAAGTAGTAGTTTGGGAATGGTCCAAGTCAACAGTTTCGCCAGACGAGTATGCTGAACAAGTTACTAATCAAAAAGAAATGTTTGGTAAACCTGCAACAGGTGAAGCTTATTCAAAATACGACAACACGTTAAAAGAAACACTTTATTATTATACAACAGAACAAGAATGGAATATTAGAACTAATGCATACGACACTGTTTATTATTTCTGGGTTAAAAATAAAACAACAATAGAAGATAGTAGAATATTGTCAGCATACGATGTAGCAAACATTATTGCTGATCCAACAAATGCAGGTGTTAGTTGGTTTGCAGTTATCAGTGATAAAGAATTTATTGTTGATAATATTAATTACTACATAGACGATATAGGAACAGTACTACAGATTAATAAGGCAGGTAACAAATATAGTTCACATAACGAATGGACACTTATTGCTAAGGATTCAGATACAATACCTGAATACTATGTTGATAGAATGAAACGTAACTTTGCAGGAAGAGATTCTAACAAAGTAAACATTCCATTCTATACGTTACATAAATTTAATAGGTATGGGGATGAAATAGAAATCGGACAAACTTGGTTTAAAGATTTATCTGATGCAAGAAGAAATGCAATAATAACAATTAACTCACTAATGAAAAATATTAATTTAGCAGACGAGTATAAAGATACGTGGGATAGAACATTTAACAAAAATAATTTCCCTTCATTCTTGTGGGTGTGGTCTGATTATGTATCAAGTACATATCATGGAACTTATAACTTTACTACAAAAATTAAAGAATACAAAGACCTAAATACAATTGACAGAACTCTACATTCAGTAGTTAAGTATGAAATATTTGATACAGAAGTACAGCTTGACAGAAGTGAAACATACGCATATAATAAAGAAATATTAAAATGGGAATTAGTTTACAAGTCTAATAATACCATTCAGTTTAATGAAGAATTATTAGTAGCAACAGGTGGATGGGATGTTGAGTCATGGGATGCATGGCCATATGACCAGGCAGACATTGCAGAGTATTGGGAAACACTAATTGAAGCATTGTATAAAGATATGTTTGTTTCTTACAATGTATTAAAGATGAATACCTTCTTCTTTAGTGTGATACATTATGTACTGAGTTCGTTTGAACAAACTAACTGGATTAAGAAAACTACATATATCAAACTGGACTTAGTTGATCAGATAAGAACACAAAATAGAAAATACAGAAAAGATAAAACAAATGATATACTAGGTTATATACATGAAGTTAAACCATATCACACTAAGTTAAGTACTATTACTGCAAAAAATACGCACTTAGAAGATGTAATGTTAACAGTTACTGAACAAGAACATAAAACACATATTACTATGAATATCAATGATACATCAAGTGAAAATAAATTTGGTGGCGGAATAGTATACGAAGGTGAAGACTTTAATGAAGGTGATACACCAACTGATATGTTTAGTCCAACAGTATTAACAGACTTTACAACTACACCAGATGACGAGATAGTGTACGGTGTAGACTTTACAGAAGCCCAAGCATTTAATTATATAGAAGAATTAGATGGCTTGCCACGTAATGGATATGTTAAACTTAGTCCAATTGAAAGATTAAGTATTGGTGTACAAACTAATACAGCAGGCAGTACACATAACAATGACTCTAGAACATTTGCACATATGATCGGATCAGATGGATTTGTTAGATCATATGCATTAACAGAAGCAAACGAAACAACATTGACTGTAGACTTTATGGCAAGTGCTAACATACTACAAGTAGCTAGTACAAGCTCGTTTGATCAAACAGGCACAGCATATGTAGGCGGCGAACTAATTGATTATACAATTTTAGATGCTACTACATTATCTTGTACTAAGCGAGGTGTACTAGGAACATTTAATGTTTCTGCCCTCAACGGAACATCAGTGATACAAGTTGATAAAACTCAACTTACATTTGCAAATGATGATCCAAGTGAATTGCAATATAACACACTTGGTGATACAATTTTAAACAGCCCAGGCTCATTACAAGCACAAGAGTTGCAAACATATGGCAAGGGTGTAGGATTATAATGCTATTTAACGATTTGTATAAATAGTGTATAAGGAATAGGATAATGAAAACATTAAATGAAAACTCAAATGTCGCAGTAGAAGGACACGTTTTAATCAAAGACTTTGATTCAGGCGAGGTTCTACTTGACAAATATAACGCTATAAACTTTCAAAACTTTGCATTTGCAGTAGCACATGCATTAGGAGGCGATGGCACAACATACGGTATATCAAAACTAGCACTTGGAATGGGCGGATCAACAGTTGAAGCAAACGGATCAGTTACATATAAACAACCAAAGGTAAGTGGAGCCACAGGCCAATTGTATACTGCATGTAAAGATAATTCAGGAGCATCGTCAGTTGACTTAACAGTGCCGGTAACTTTTGTAGTTAACAATGCATCAAATCAACCATATTCAGATTTAGAATGTCGTGCAGTGTTGGATTACAATTTTCCAGCAGATGCACAAGCAGTTGATAATTCGCCAACAATGGATGAGATATCTGATACTAATTTTATATTTGATGAAATTGGACTAATGACAGGCTCAGCAACAGGTGAAGGTAGTTTCTTAACACACTTAATTTTCCATCCTATTCAGAAAAGCAAGAACAGAAAACTAGAAATACTTTACACATTACGAATTAGAGCAGGAGTTTAAATTATGGCATATAATATTAAAAAATATCCAAACGGAGCTTTAGACTATTTCAGAATCGATGACAACTCACAAAATACTGCTAACACTAGTTTAACACTAGTAGGTAAGTACTGGGTAGGCTACGGTGAAAGTATAGCACAAAATTCAGTAAGACTATTAGAAAACTTTGCAAGTGATACCGCACCAGATAATGCAATTGAAGGTCAACTATGGTGGAAACCAGTAGAGCAGCAGTTGTTTATAAGACACAATAATGATTGGCTTGGTATAGACTCTGATTCAAAGACAACAGAAGTAATGGATACCAATAATGTAAAACATAAAGTTGTTGTATCTAAAGTAAACGGAGTTATTATATCAATAACAAGTTCAGATACTACACCTTGGGTTATTAACACAAGCGAAACATTAATTGAACCTTATTTTAGAAACAACGGAGAAGTAACTATATCAGATAGTGCAACTATTCTTCCTGGTATTAATTTAACTACAGATAAAAACAAAGAGGCAGTATTCCATGGTACAGCAACACACGCCAGATACGCTGACGTGGCAGAGCTTTATGCTTCGGATAACGAATATGGACCTGGACACGTTATGAAAATTGGTGGAACTGATGAAGTTACAGAAACATATCAAGAACTTGACGAAGATGCGGTGGGAGTTGTTACAACAGACCCAGCATTGTTAATGAACAGCAGATTACCCGGCATAACGGTAGGTATAGCACTACTTGGCAGAGTACCATGTAACGTTGTTGGTAAAGTTACCAAAGGGGATAGAATTGTTACAAGTAATACACCTGGACACGGTCAATCTGCTCGTAATGTTAGTACGTATGGATATCAACATGTTATCGGAAGAGCAGTTGAAGATAAAACAACTGACGACACAGGAACCGTTGAAGTAATAGTTGGAGTAAAGTAAATGCCAGTGTCATTAACACCTGTTAATACTGGAGACAAAGTAAAGGCACAAGACCTAATAGATCTAGTTGACTATTACAACGAAATATGGAACGGTGCAGCATACTTGTATGATGCAAATCATCACACTGACACTGAAAGAAGGTATGGCTGGGGACAAGGACAAATAACACTTAATACTCCACCTATCAGTTTTCAAAAAAATGGATCAGTAGTAACTGATGGTACACTAATAACTGCTACAGACTTAAACGAAATAACTGCATACATGAATGCAGGATTATATCATGGCGAAGACGATCCAATTTCATCGGCTAATGTAGAAGGCTTACATAACTTAATAGATTTAACTACTTACCCAAAAACAGAGATACTAGCTGCATATCACAACAGCATACTAAATAAAATTCAATGGTTTAGACAAGATCCAAAAAACAAGTACCAAATAGACTGGGCTAACTTTGACTTAGCATCAGAAACAACTACAACAACTGCTAATTGGGATAATAACTTAGAAATAGTTCATAAATTTACTTTTCAAAGTTATAATAAAGCAAGACATTTCTTTAATGCAGGTGGCGAACTAACACTTGAATTAGAAATGACTCCTGGAGGATCATCGGGTAACCAAGTATGGGAAGGTATATTTGATCAGTTTGATAGTATTAGAATAGGAGCAGAAGGATGTAGAGTAGTTGCAGATAATATCTATGATGTTATTGCTACTAGTGGTGTTAACTATGGATTTTACAACGGCTTACAGTATCTATACGGTGGCGGGTCAACTGCTAGTGAAGATGATTTTAGAACTATCCTAGACGCAGGTGTATTTGCATACACAAATAATACTGCCACAGAAGCAACTGTATACTTATTCAGTGAGTATAACAGTAGAAGAATTAGACTTCAGATGCGAGCAGAAGATATAGGTTCTGAATTTAATATTTATGTAAGACTTATATTAGTTGAAGATATTGATGATAATTTTGATATCACTCAACCAATAACATTGAGCTCTGGATATGTACAACCAGCTACAACTCCGTTAGCAACTGATCCTAACTTAGCAAAATTTACTGTTGACAGTTATCCATATTATAAATTTACAGAAATACCTGCACCAAATGTTTCGTTGGATACTGATTGGCAAGAACCAGCAATTAATGAATCGCATTCTCAACTTGATTGGGAAGGTCATGCTGTATCAAACGTGGATGCAGGATACTTTATAACTGGACAAGAATATACAATTGTCTCTGTTAATGATAATATCCAAGTAGAAATACCATACCCAGGCACTGGTGTACTAACACAACAAGTTATAACTGGAAAACAATACAGAATTGTATCAGTAGGCACAACTGACTTTACTAAGATGGGAGCAGCTGATAATAACGTAAACACTGTATTCACTGCTACACGCAGAGGAACTGGTACTGGTATAGTGGGTGGCGCAACATCTGTTGACACTGACTTTGTATTAATAGGTGCCGTGGACAATGTTCCTGGTACTATATTCACAGCCACTGGACCTGGAACAGGTTCTGGTATTGCAACTGAAACACCAACTGGTTCACCAGTTGATCCAGGTGCGATATGGCAAAGCTCCGGTTTATTCAGATATAACAAAATCTAAAAATCCCTATTGACAAATTCTACTAAATAGTGTATTATATACATATATAATAAAGGAGTATTCTATGGACGAAAGACTCGAGAAAGCACTAGACTTTAGTAATTATGCATTAACTTTAAATAATCAAAAAAGAAATATTCGAAACAGAGTAGCACAGTTACAAATCGTACATCACTTGGGTGGTGTGTTTATTGCTGATCACGAAACAATTGCTTTTGTAAAAACATTAATAGATCTAAAACATAAGGAATCTATTGTTATTGATAGCAAAAATAATCCTATTACAGTAAAAAGTTTATCTGAGCTATTAGAAAAACTAATCGATGCATACACTAGTGCTACTACTGAATTTGATATTGAAAATGAAAAATTAAAGAAATCAAGAAACATTAAGAAAATTATGGACTGGTAATGCCTACTATTCAAGCACCAGAGGGTGTATGCTTTTTTGCATATAACAACAGTCAATTAGATTATGTTAACATGGCAATTACTAGTAGTAAGTTTGTTAAGAAGAATCTACAACTACCTGTTTGTTTAATTACAGACGAGGGTTCACTGTCTTGGCTAGAAGAAAGTCATTCAACAGAAGAAATTGAAAAATGTTTTGATTATATTGTAACAACTAATGACAATATGAAGGCTAACAGTAGACGACACTATGATAGTCCTTGGACAGAATTTACTGCACAATTTAATAACAGCAACAAACATAAAATCTATCAATACAGTCCATTTGAAAAAACACTACTATTAGATATTGATTACATTGTTAAATCGGATACACTACTAAAATATTTTGATAGTGATTATTCAGTAAGTATGTTTGATAATGCAACTACATTAAGAAATGAACCTCCGCTCTTCTTAGAAAGATTCTTATATGATGCTGGGATTAAAATGTGGTGGAGTACAGTTGTATATTTTGATCGTAGTGACTTTAGTGAACTATTTTTTAATACATGGTCGCATGTAGCAGATAATTATGACTACTATCAGTACCTATATAATTTTCCTAGAAAGATGTTTAGAACAGACTACTGTGTTAGTATTGCAATACATATACTTTCGGGCATGACTGCTGAGCAAGATAACATAGGTAACTTTGATGGAACATCATTACTTAATATGAGTCAGAAAGACGACATTATTGAAGTAACATCAGATAACACATGGGTTATGTTATCTCATGATTCAAAAGAAGTTTGGAAAAATATTTTAGTAAAAACAAACAATCAAGATATACATCTTATGAATAAAAGAGCGTTTGGCAGAATTATTCCAAAACTAACGGAGTATCTTTTATGATTGAAAAACAAGAGCAGGGTTATGTAATAATTGCAATGCAAGAGTTTGAATATATTCAAGCAACTGCACTTGCATATAGTATTAAAATACATAACAAAGATGCTAGTGTTACATTAGTTACTAACTACATAGACCGTGTTCCTGCACACTACGAAGAAGCATTTGATTATTTGGTAGACATGCCATATCCTTGTAATGAGGTTACTAGAATTAACGACTGGCAGTTGTACTGGGCAACACCATATATACATAACATTGTAATAGACTGTGCAAGCCTTGTTAAAGAAAATCACGATAGCATATGGGAATATTTAAAAGATCAGCATGACATATACTTTTTCAACCAGTCTTATGATTTTAAAGGTAATGTATTAAAAAACAAACAAGTTAAGACTGTAGAAGCAGAGTACAAACTTAATGCAGTTTATTCGCATATGTTTTACTTTAAGTTTGATACAGATTTAGCACTTGCATTTTTTAAATTAGCAGATGTGTTTATGCAAAATTGGAGACAAGTAATGCCAAAGTTTTTCAATCAATCGCATTGCCCAGAATATTATAACAGTGACATAATGTATAGTCTGCTAAACACAATAGTATTGTACGAGCATCCTCCAATACATAATATTATTAATACAATTAATATGCCAGTAACGTTAACTGATGGAGTGATTGGTCAGTGGGATAAATGGTCAGAAAGATTAAACGTTTGGAGTAGCAAAGGAGCAAAAGTAAAAATTCAAAACTTTGCAATAGGAACTAACCTATACTATGGAGAACACGAGTTTATAACAGAAGAGATATTTAATGAACACCGAGACACATACAGAGCCACAAGTAAACATTAAAAGAAAGTACTTTATAGTATTTAACAATGATAATGGAAAAATACTAAGAATTAATAGTACTAAGGTTACTAACATTGCTAATAATACAACTCAGGCAGAATCAACTGATCCAATATGCAAAAAATTAATCAATGGTACTAGTAGCTTAAAAAAGTATGGCATGATATGGGATTTAATAAATCACAAATGGGAACTTAGTCACCGTGGAAATGTATTAATAATTGAATCAGATGATAATAAATTAGTACCGTTTGCAAAAGATGTTGCTCCCTCTTCTGTTGATTTGTATGTGAATATATTTTATAATTCAAATCAAATACTTGTAACTGCAAATATGCCTTCAATTAGAAAAAATAAAAATTTAGCAACAATATCAGAAATATCATTAAACGAAACTAATGCATTAGATATACATATTACAAGAAAGAATGATCCAGACTATCTAGTACATACACTTAAACTTGATCCAAAAGAATTGTTTACACATGGACAACAAGTTATAACACTTGACAAGAATATAGATAAAGAACTAGACTGGAACAACATTAGTCTATATTCAAAACACGTATTTAATAATTATGGATGGTCGTTAACTGAACTCAAAATAGAAAACCAACGCAACGAACATCTTTTACAAACTTCTGCAAAAACAAACGAACCAAGTCATATAAATATTAACGTAGTGGATAATAGATTGATAGTTAGTAATAATTTATCTATAGCTGATAAACATCTACTATCTGGTATTAAATTATTTAAATTTATTGTTTGTAATGAAACTCCAGATGTATTTGTAGGCGCAATTCAAATAGAACGCTCTCAATTTGAAAATAAAACGTTTGAGATAGAAATAAACTTTGATTGGCCAGATGCTCCACTATTAGTACACAAGTACAATAATATAGAAATAAATTTAGGAGAATAACAGGATGAATAAATTAAATCCCCTTGTATGGGAAAATAGACACACAACAAGATTATTTTCAGACACAGGTCCAATACCAGATGAAGATGTCGAATATTTAGCAACAGTAATAAATCACGTTCCTACTCAATGTAGTATTAAATCTCATTTTTGGATGTATTTAGGCCAAAGCGATGAAGACATGAAGATGCGTACATGGCTAGCTGATAATATATATTATATGACTAATAAAGAAGAACACGGTGATGACAAAGAATGCATGCTTGCAGTTGTACAAGCACCAGCAGTACTTTTATGTGTTAGAACTTCAACACCTTGGGCTAATCCAGAAGAAGGAAAATCAGCAGAAGATCAAAATCATTTAGCAGATAGAAGTGAAGGCTTTGTTGCCGGAGCAATACTTTCCACATTATTAAATATGGGATACAACGTTGCAACATTTGGATGTACACATGGAATGCATGCAGAAGGAAATGGTCGAGAAAAATGTGAAACATTTACAAAAATGATCAAAGAAAGATTTGGAACTGAGCTAGAAAATATGATTAACACATATCCAGGAAAGCAAGGCAATTGGGATGATATTAGTTTTTTCCCAGGTCTTACTAATAGTTTTGGCCCAGAGGCAATAGATAGCCTAGAGCCAACAACAGGTGGACTGGAAACATGGGTTAGTAAAGCAGGCAAAGAATATAAATTTATAAACGGAACAAAATTACGTACACCAGTTGATTCAACTGTTGGATTTTAAGGAGACACTATGAGTAGTATGGAAAGTATTAATGAATTTGATATAGTGTTCATTAGCTATGATGAACCAAATGCAGATGAAAACTATAACGACTTAATTAACAAAGCACCATGGGCCAAACGCAGTCATGGTGTATTTGGCAGTGACGCTGCCCATAAGGCAGCAGCCGACTTGGCAGAAACAGATAGGTTTATTACTATTGATGCAGACAACATTGTCAAGGATGATTTCTTTGGTGTTGAAGTAGACATGAGTAAAATAAAAAACACAGATGTTATTAGTTGGGCTGGAAAAAATACAGTGAACGGATTAGTATACGGAAATGGAGGCATTAAGTGTTGGCCAAAAGAAGTAGTATATGGAATGCAAACACATGAAAATGCACCAGCAGGAGACAAACGAGCTCAAGTAGACTTTTGTTGGAATATCAACTATGTGCAAATGAATAACATATATTGTGATGTAATGAATAATGCTAGTCCGCTACAAGCCTGGCGTGCAGGTTTCCGTGAAGGAGTTAAGATGGGATTAGTTGACGGAGACGTTATTGATCCATTACAACTAAAAGAAAAAGTACACGATAAGAACTACAAGCGACTGCTTACTTGGATGAGTGTTGGCGACGACAGTGAGAATGGACTGTGGGCGATATACGGTGCAAGACTTGGGTGCCACATGACAAACATTGGTAGAGAAGATTGGGACTGGAAAAATGTTAGAGACTTTGATTGGCTTACAAAATACTACAAAGAACATGTATTGCCTAATTTCGAAGATAACAGTGATCAGTTATGTTCACGTACAGGTATGCGTTGGAATTACGACACACTACAAAAAGAAAGTAACAAACTTGGTTACGATTTAAGATCTAAATTAGATTTAGAAATTGCAGACTTAGGAAAAGAAGGATCTAGATTTTTTAAGAAAGTATATATTAATCCAAGCCGCATGGGAGCTCAAATCAGAGAAGACCAGGTCGAGGATACATTAGAATAAGATATGGCATTAGGTGAACAAGGCTTCTATAATATACTCGACCATCATCACAAAGAAGCAAGTGATTGGGTTGTAGTAAATTGGAACTTGGGAAATATGTGCAACTACAGTTGTTCGTATTGTCCTAGTATACTTAACGACGGCAGCTTTGGTTGGAATGATTTTACAGTAGTGCAAAGATTTATTGATGCTACCGCTAAACACTATGCACCACGTAAGGTTTACTTTGAGTTTACAGGAGGCGAAGTTACACTATGGAAAGACTTTATTAAAGCTGTACAATACATTAAAGATATTGGACATGACGTAGGATTTATCAGCAACGGTAGTAGAACATTACGCTGGTGGGAAAAGAATAAAGATAACTTTGATCATGTGTGTTTAAGTTTTCATCCCGAGCATGCAGATGCTGAGCACTTCTTTGAAGTAGTAAAGATAATGGCAGGCTACTGTCGTACACACGTAAATGTAATGGGTCACACTGATCCAGAATTATTCAACAAAGGTATTGCATTAAGTGAGAAGCTATGTATGGAAGTAGAGAATATCAGCATGGCATTCCAGCCTTTGGTAATAGACTTTGGTGAAGTACGTTTCCCATATACAGATGAACAACAAAAGATATTTGATGATCAATGGAAGTTGTATGGTAGCAAAATAAAACACACAAAAGAATTTAAGTTATACAGAGGCAGCATGGATATGCATGACACTGTTAACGAATTATCACAAAACAGTTCCGCACATAGATTTATTGCAGACAACAATAACAACTGGAAAGGTTGGGATTGTTGGGCAGGTGTAGAGCAGATCATTGTGGACTTTGACGGTACAGTATGGAGAGGTTGGTGCAGAGTAGGAGGAACATTTGGTAATATACACGAACCAAATAAAATTAAATTTCCTACTAAGCCAGTAGCATGTAATAAGAGTTACTGTCATTGTAACTTTGATATTATGTGTAAAAAAGTATTGCCAGAACATAGATATGAGGTTATTGAAGAATAATGAATGAAAATGTACCATTACATAAAAAGGGAACATTTTGTGTTAAACCTTTTTTACAAAGTGCTATTACCAGCAACGGTATGTACCGAGTTTGTTGTGAGTGTGTGTTTGGCAAAAAAACTGGGCCAGAGTATAACTTTGGAAAACTTATTAGGCCAAACGGCGAAACATATAATGCTAATAACAGTACAATACAAGAGACTAGGAATGCTCCTTTACTAAAAGAGATTCGAGCAAGTATGTTAAAAGGCGAGCAACATCCCGAATGTAGACAGTGCTGGGAAACTGAAAAGCTAGGACTAGATAGTCTAAGAACATATATGAATAAAGAGTATGTTGGCGACATAGAAATGTGTAAAGAAAATACACTCGATGATGGTACTATTGATATTGCACAAGTACCTTTAAAATATTTTGATATAAGACTAGGAAACAAATGTAATCAAAAATGCAGAATGTGTGGACCGGGCGATAGTAGTCTATGGCTAGATGACTGGGTTAAAATGGGTAATGCTAAAATAGATTTCTATGACGACAAGTACAACATTACCAAAGATGGAGAAAAATATTCTAGTATGATTGGTGACTGGAATAAAGAACCATTTGTAGCACAACTAAAAGACAATATGCATAACATTGATCGCATATACATGACAGGTGGTGAGCCTACAGTAATTAAAGAGTATTGGAATATTTTACAATATGCTATAGACAATGATTATGCAAAAAATATTAATTTAGAATACAACAGTAATATGTTTGTTATCCCACGCAATGCATGGGATATATGGAGCAAGTTCAAACGTGTCAGAATGACAATGAGTATTGACGGGTTAGGCGATGTACAAGATTATATTAGATTTCCAAGCAAGTGGCCAATCATTGAGCGTAACATTAATAAATTTTATGAACTTTCAAAAAAGTATAAGAACATTTCGGCTACAATTGCACCAACTATTACAATATACAATGTAATGCAAATACCAGATATGGTAAAGTGGTACACTAACAGGTTTAGTACATTTGACTCAGTAATGGCTTTACATATATGTCATGGGCCTAGATTCTTAACAGTTCAAAATTATCCTAAAGCACACAAGCAAAAAATTGTAGACAAGTACAATGAACTATTTGATTGGTGTAATAAAAATTTAGAAATTGGATTAGCACAACATATTATAAAAAAATATCAAGGAGTAATTGATTTTGCACTAGCAGATGATATTGAGACAGAAGTAACAGATGGTAAAGAGTGGACTAACAAAGATAGCTTTCTACAACATACACAAAAACTAGACAGTATTAGAAATCAAACGTTAGAAGCTAACATACCTGATTTATACGAGGCAATAAAAGATTATGAGTAACCATAAGCGTTCTTTGTGTACACACCGTTGGGGTTATAGTGTAATTGATTTTGGAAAGAATCAAGCAAGAACTTGTTGCAGAACAAAACTAAAAGATCAGGATGTCAACCAATTATCAAATCTTAAAGAAGATTACTTTCTTAATGATTCATATCAGCTCGAGCGTAGATTAGAAATGCTCAAAGGACAAAGACATTCTAGTTGCGAAACATGTTGGTTACTAGAAGACCAGGGCGTACAGAGTCCAAGAATATATAATGCTCCTACTGGATGGGATATACAAGATGATAAAGTTATAAACAAACTTACATTAGAGGAAACACTAATTAAAGATATTACTATAGAACATCCAATACTTCGAAGCACAAAGCCATACATGTTAGAAGTAAATCTTAGTAATCACTGTGACATGAGTTGTTTATATTGTAGTCCATACTTTAGTAGTACTTGGGCAAATGCAAATACTGATCTATGGGCAATGGGTATTAATCCTGATTGGGACTTTACTAAAGACGAACACAATAAATTAAAAGTACAAGTAAATGATCAAAATTTAGAAAATTTTAACAGTGAGTTTTGGAAATGGTTGAATACTAATTTATCACAATCAGATGATCCTAATCATCATCTTCGGTTGGGTATATTAGGTGGCGAGCCAATAAATAATCCTAGACTACCTCAGTTCCTTGATAACTTGTGTAATATAATGGAAAGCATTCCCGTTGACAAACGACCACACAGTGGATATTGGGATCATGCTAATAAAAAATCATTTCACCCAGGTAAGCCACTGCTTTGGTTTGTTACAAATGGAAATACTAGAGAAGCTTATTTTAAAAAGTTTATAGATAGATTGCCAAGACTATGTGAACTTTTTACTGTAGAAATTAGTGTAAGTATTGAGTCTTATAAAGAACGTGCAGAATATATTAGAATGAATCTAGTGTGGGATAGATTTGAAAAGAACATTAGAGAATATCTAAAATTAGATCTTCCTGACTTGCAAATAGGATTTCAAACTAGTATAAACAATTTATGCATAAGCAGTATGCCTGATTTCTTACGCTGGTGTGTTGAGCTACATGATACATATGGTAAACCTTTATTTTTAAAACCCAATGTTGTTAATGACCCAGACCATTATAGAGTTGAAATGCTGCCAGCTAGTTATATGAATTATATCAATGAGAGTATAAACATTCTCAAGACTAGAACCCCACAGGATATAAATGATCCATATGCAACCTGGCCTGCATATATTAATTTCTTGTCAACTATTAAGTGTACGCAAACAGGAACAACATTACAATATGAAAAATTATGTAAGTTTATAAACAATCTTGATTTGAAAAAAAGTACTGATTGCAGAAATGTTTTTCCAGAGATGTGGGAGTTTTGGAATATAGTGCAAGAAACATCAAACGCTAAATGGGAGGAGATACAAAACATATGATAGATAATGATTTTACAGTTGGTCGCCCAGTTCGTGTTTATGATGGACAAAGACACTTTAGTGATTTAAGTACAGAAGAAGTTGTTGCAAAGCGTATTAATAATTTTTCAGGATGGAAATGTGGAGCAGGCGTTGAAAATATTAATATCGACTTTGATGGATATGTACAGTTAGCTAGTTGTGGTGCTGGTACTAAGATTAATAAAGTCTTTACAGGAACACTAGGCAACGTGTATGACGGTTATCTTGTTATACCTGACCAATGGATAGATTGTAATATCTCAGCTTGCAGTTGTGGATCTGATATATTCATCCCCAAATACAATCCAAAAATAGGAAACAAAGATTATCTTCTTAAATTAAAGCAACAGCCAGTAGATCAAAAATATAATCTTGGGCCTAATGCATTGGGAAATAATAATAATGCAGCAGTAGAAAGAACACACCTAGGTGGGTATAAACAAGTGTTTTGGGAACTAGGCAGACGTTGTAACTTTAACTGTAGTTATTGTCCAAGTGAAGTACATAACAATACTGAAAAAAAGAAAAATTGGGATCAGTTAAATGATGCATATCAACTAATTAAACAAAAATTTCTTTTAGATGGCAAGGCAAATTTTGTTGTAAGCGGAGGGGAACCAACTGTACACAAACACTATATAGAGTTTGCAAAAATGATTTATGATGACGGACACAAACTAAGTACGCACAGTAATGGTAGCAGGTTGCCTGCATATTATAGAGAGCTAGTTCGCTACAGTGACTTAAACATTAGTATACATTTTGAATACATAGATAGATACGAAGAAAAGATATCTAATATAATAGATGGCATATGTAAAGAAAAACAAGAACGAGATACTCAGGGATTGTATAGAGGTCACATGGAAGTTTACTTTATGGTAATGCCCGGCAGGATGGACGAAGCAATACAACTAGAAAAAGATATTATAAATGCATGCCCGGAATTTTTAAATTATTGTACACACACATTTATGCCGTTGCGAACAAACGAATTAATACAACAAGCAAAGCAAGGTATTAAAAAAGATAGACAAGGTAATACATTGCTAATAGATTATACAACTGATGAGATGACACAGATGGGAAGTAGAACAGAACGGTGCAAAAATGAGTACCAATAACTTTTGTAGTTTACCGTGGACACAAATAGAAATCCAAACCGATGGAACATATAGAGCGTGTTGTAGGCAAGTGGGTAAACAATATCACAATGACGATCAAGATGTGCTTAAATTTCCTGAGGCTGGATTTAAAGAAGCATGGGACAGTGATAGTTTACGTAAACTAAGACGCAAATTCTTAAACAACGAGAAGCCAGCCGAATGTGCTAATTGTTGGAAAGAAGAAGCAGCTGGTATAGAAAGTCTACGATTAAATATGAGCAGAGAGCTTACCAACGAAGAACTTAACGATCCGCAACCAGACCTATTAGATTTAAAATTAGGAAGTCATTGTAATATCAAATGTAGAATATGTAATCCTTATATAAGTAGTCAATGGACTACTGAAGCACATAAAGAAACCTCTAAGCAGTGGAACTTCTTTGATAAAAGTCTTGTTAAACATAAACGCAACGACAGTGTAATTACAGGAAACAAAGAAATACTAGATAAATGGTTACCAAATATAAAACAGATATGTGTATATGGTGGGGAAACTTTTATGATTCCACCATTCTATGAACTACTAGATACATGCATAGAAAGTGGACACGCTGAACATATAGAATTAATATTTAATACCAATGGTACTTATTTTAAACAAGACGTAGCTGAAAAGTTAAATCATTTTAAAATGGTATTATTTCATTGGAGCATAGATGACATACACGAACGTTTTAATTATCAAAGACATCCGGCTAAATTTGATAATGTAATTGAAAATGTAAAACTTTGGAACAATGCAATTAATAGAGATGTAATTAAAAACAAAGTATGGACTACAGTTAGTTTATTAAATGTTGCTTATCTACCCGAGCTAGTAGAGTATTGGGATAAGAATTTAAGACAGTATATTGAATTAATCGATTTTGGTTATTGTCATGAGCCACTTTATTATAATGTGAAGGCATTGCCTAAACATACTAAGGATTGGATAACTGATAAACTATTGAATTCTAAGAGCATAGACATAGGTGATTGGAAGTATGCAACAGATAAGAGTTGTAAAACTAATATAGATCATTTTGAAAAAATAACTGCGTTTATGAATAGCGAGGACTTGCATGATGAACATTGGGAAGACTTTGAAGAAGAATGCTCACGTGCTGACAAGTATCGTAAAGAAGACTTTATAAGTACCTTTCCCGAACTATGGTTAGAAATATAAATGGTTAATATTTTATTATGCAGTGTTCCATTAATGGATGTTGAAATGCCTGCTCCTGCTCCTTTTCATTTGAAAGGTCAGTTGACAGATAGTAACGTTATAGCAGAAGCAGTTGATACTAATGTAATATTTTTTAATAGAGTAAAGGATCAATGGAACGATGTTATTGCTGCACTACTTAGTTCTCCGGACTATACTGTTGAAGCAGATGAACCAATTTTTGTTTTAATCAAGAGTGAATTAGAAAAAGTATTTCACGAACAGATAAAACTACACAATCCAACTTGGATAGGATTAAGTGTATTTACAAAAGTCAGTCGCTGGTGTACACAAATTGTATGTGAATATATAAAGAAACATTTTCCAGATGTAAAGATATTATTAGGTGGAGCCGGACTAGGACTAACATTGGGAGATTACACTGATACCTTTGCTTCTGATCTTAAACAAAGAAATTTATGCGACGAATACATATTAGGCGAAGGAGAGATAAGTCTACAAAAGTTTTTTCAACATGTAAAATATCCAGGCATAGCTAGCCAACCAGTACAGATAACAGACTTGAATGATGTGAAGTGGTCGGACTATAGTAGTGTTAACTGGAATCTTTATCCATTAAAAAGCAATGTTGGTCAAGGATCAACATTAGGTAGTATAGAAAATAAACATTATGTACTAACTGGAAGTAGAGGATGTGTTAGGAAATGCGATTTCTGTGATGTATATAAAATGTGGCCTAAGTACAGAAGTAGACGTGGCGAAGATATTGCAGAAGAAATGACCCACCATTATAATCAAAGCAAAGTAAGACATTTTTATTTTAGTGATAGTTTGATCAATGGTAGTATGCGTGACTTTAGATCACTAAGTAAGACACTACTAGACAGTAAAGAGAATGGTACACTTGCAGAAGATATATATTGGGGCGGACAATTTATTGCAAGAACCAACGAACAAATGAACTTGGAAGATCTCAAACAGGCAAAACGTGCAGGCTTTGTGCATTGCAGTATTGGATTAGAGCATGCTAGTGAACGCATAAGAGATTTCATGAACAAGAAAACTCCAGACGCAGCAGTATGGGATACTGTTGAAAACCTAGCAAAAGCTAATATTGTTACTGCATATAACTTTATCATTGGACATCCTAGAGAAACTATAGAAGATTTAGAGTGTATTGTTAAGTGGCTACATGATTTTAAATGGGCAAGTGACGCAGGTCATATTGAAAAGATAAATTTACAAACAGGAATATATTTTTTAGAAGGTACTGATTTTTATACAAAGCGAGATAATCTAGTAGACTTTCAATATGGCGGCACAGAATTTTGGGTAAGTAAGTATGTACCCGATCTTAACTTTGCAGAAATATATAGAAGAAGAATGTATATAAGCGAAGTAGCAGAAAGTTTAGGTTATAGATTACACGACGAAGATAGTTTAAAAAATTATATGAATCGAAAATTAAAAAGGTTTAAGGAACATGAAGAAAAGAATAGCTAAAATAAAAGTGAAAATAAAATCCTTAATACGAAAGTTCCGAAATAGAAAAAAGCAAAGGCATATATATGAGTAATCTATTTGCAGTTGGTTGCAGTCATACTGAAGGATTTGAAATTACTGTCCCAAACACATTAAGTCCAATGGATTTAGAATTGCGATGGAGTAAGCGTCTTGCTGACCAATTAGGTATGCTAGAAATCAATAGCAGTAGAGGTGGAGCAGATTTAGAGATGGTTTCCGACTTTGCACTTGAATATATTCCTAAATTGACACCAGACGATATTTGTGTTATACTATGGCCAGAGCCTAGTAGACTAGTTGCTTATTTGCCTAACTATGACAATGAGTTTGGATTTTATGTAAACAGAATAAACAACTATACTAAAAAAGGATACATACCTGGCGAGGTAGAACTGTTTGGAGATACATACTTTGAACTTTTCAACAACAACTATAATATGGAAAAACGTTTTTATATGAATTATCTTTTAGTAGACAATGCTTACAGAAACAAAGGCATCAAGTTATTTCATAGCAGATACAGTACTGGCGCATATAAGCAACGTAATGTTTATAATTTTGGATATGCACAATCTCACTATCAACAAAATAAAAATGTAATACCACATACATTTGTAGATTACTGTTTAGACAAAGGATACAATCCACAGATAGATGGAAGAGATTATCACTTTACAGCAGATGCTCATAATGACTGGGCTAACTATGTTTATGAGGTTATTAAATGCAAGTCTTAATACCAATAACAGATACAAGCGATTTTTCAAAGATATTGAAAAACTCTTATATTTTAAAACATAACTTTGCTTTTGTAATTGACAACAATATTAAACTTGCATACCGAGACTGGCAGTATCAAAACTATACAGCAATTAAAGAAAAGTTTAGTGAGCCGTTGTACGTATACGACTATGGTAACTTTAAAGACATAGGCGAATGCCATAGCTATCGAAAAGCATTTTATTACTTTAAAACATTTGGTAAATTTGTTGAAGGGGATCCTGTAGTAATTGCAAACATAGACTATGTTAAATATGCAGACGCACTTGCAGAAGTAGTAGAGGAAGATCCAAAAACACACGACGGTATATTACTAGACAATGATTCAGTGATTGCATTTTATTGGTACATGGCAGGGAGATTTTGTCATGCAGTTGACGATAAAGATAAAAAGAATATAATACATTATGATCATTTAGAACTATTAAAAACACTTGCTCGAGGCGAGCATTCTGAATTATGGTCAAAAGACTATTCTGTAATTGAGTTAGAAAGATAAAGGAAGTATAACATGACAACACACTTAAAAATAAAATGGCCTAATCACTATATTGTAGTAGAACTATGTCAATCTCCAGTTGTAGAGAAATGGAAACTGTGTATACAAGATGTTATTAAAAATAATGCACCTCCAATGATTACACATGGTGCACCGTTTTATCATGCGTATGGTGGACGAAACGAAGAACTGCAAGCAAAAGCTGTTAAAGAAATAAATTTAGCAATAGAAGAAGTTAATAAATTAGTTTCAGTTCCATTCCCTCATCGTGCATACGAAGACATGCCTTGGGAACAAACAAATCTAATACACAGATGTTTTACAACAGCTCAAGTTAGTCATAGAACTTGGCAACTTAATCTAACAAGTAAACTTAAAAGTCAATGCAAAGATGTTCCTGATGGCAACTTGCGTGATTGGTTACAAAGCATTGCTCCATTTGATTTTGATACTACAATGTGTTGGGAACCATTTAGTAGTGCAAACAGTAGAATTAATAAATGGACACACATATATGAAGACCTACGCATCAGTAAAAGAGCTGTAAATTTTAAAGACTTTGCAATAGAAAAATATGGAAAAGATATTCAATGTATCAATTTAGAACTAGATGTTTATCGTCCTGATGGACAAAAATGGTATACTTTCCAGGAGAGATGTAGTATAGAAGAAATCAAGTCTAGTTTTCCAGATAACAAAGAAGACTGTAACGTGACACTTATGAAAAGTATTACTGGCAAAGATTACTTTCAATGCTATCAAGAGTATGACGATCCAACTGAATGGGATATCCAAAACGTAGGTGTTATTAAGGGTGGGTTATCATACTATCCTTTTAACGAACTAAACAACGTACTACGTGGCAGTGACTTTGAAGCATGGTATAAAAGCTACGGACTAGCTCCTGAACAAGTTGAGCCAGTACCTTTAGGAAAGATAGTTGAAGACACAATTGACTATAGTAAATTTGTAGTACACGAAACAGATCTTAATTCAGATGGTACACAGGCGATCTGTGATGAATATAGAAATATGAAATACGAACTTATATGAAAAAATGGCAACACCACCGAGATAATAATTCTGCATTTTGCATCTTACCATTCAGTCAGAGTCACATCAACACCGATGGCAGTTGCCATGTATGTTGTGTAGGAGATTGGGATTATGCATTAAGTAGAAATGTTTCCAACGAAGGAATACTTAATCTATGGCGTGGTGAAAAGTATAAAGAAATAAGACAGAAAATGTTAGCAGGCGAAAGACCATCAGTGTGCCAGGGTTGTTATAATTTAGATGATGCTGCAGGTGGAAGCGACCGAAGTGTACTAACACATAATTTCTCAGAGCCGCATGACGATTGGGACATTGAAGTTGATGCAGGAAACACAGATGGTATTCCAAGTTGGTTAGACTGGAGACCGGGTAATTTTTGTAACTTAAAATGTAGGATGTGTTTTCCAAGTGCTAGTAGTGGACTAATGGATGAACTTACAGATAACAAAGAACTAAACCCGTTTTATGGACATGATGGATATGAAATTGGTAACTGGCTAGATGATCCTGATAGGTTTGAAGAATTTAAAAAAATTATACCCTATGTAAGCAAATTAAAAATTGCAGGCGGCGAACCTATGTTTATGCAAGGTGTTATAAACATGTTTAGATATTGTGTAGATAATGATATTGCAAAGAATATTAGTTTAGATATCACTACAAACGGCACAAGGAAGCAAGGCAAAGTTTTAAAAATGCTTACTGAATTTAAAACACTTGATGTTAACTTTAGTATTGATGGCATAGCTAACAGTCATGATTACATTAGATACCCTAGCAAGATAGTAGACATTCTAAAAAACTATAAAGAGTATCAGGAAATAGCAAAGACAACTATATTAATGACAGTACAGATGTACAATATATTTGAAATACCTAGTGTTATAGAATGGTGGTATGAGAACAACAAGCATCATGATTATGAAAAGCACAAGATTAATTTTAATTTTGTAATTGTGCCAAAAGACTTAGACGTTAGATTATTACCAGAACAATATAAAAAACAAGTAGTGGAAGAAATTAATCAAGTGTTAGATAGAATACAACTGTCAGATAGTATGTTACGCAGAACAAGAATAGCAGACATCATTCATAAATTAACTGTAGAAAGCACAGGTCCAGAGATGGCTGCTAAAAACAATCTTACTGTTGAGCAAAAGCAAAAACAATTTGTTGATCGTACAGTGAAGTTTGATCGAATTAGAAACCAAACAATAAAAAGTCTAGACCCTAGACTGGTAGAGATATTTGAGACATGGAGACAACAACATGGCTAAAATATTTTATGTAAATGGATGTAGCCATACAGCAGGTGCTGAAATGGAATATGTTAAAAGCAAGGGTACAGAATATGACAAACAACATAGCTATGCAAAACACATACACAATAATCTGTTTAGTGATTATGAATACATAAACCATGCATACAGTGGCAACAGTAACGAAAGTATGGCGTTGGATACAATTAATAGTTTATCTCAAATGCTAGAACATACACCTGCAAGCGACATGTTTGTAATGTTAGGTCTTACTGATCCTAATAGATATCATTTTGATGTGCCACCTAATTGGCAAATTTATCGTAATCGAATTAGATTTTTTACAGGGCTAGATATAAATCCCGATTATAGATATAACTGTGCAACTGATTTTCCTTATGCAAAAGAATTATGGACTGGTATAAATGCAATGGCATCAAACTTTGAACAAGAATATAGAGTGTTCGCTAAAGACTATTCGTTGCTTGTTAACTTTTTAGAGTCTAATAATTTACAGTATCGAATGATTCAAACACTCCATTGTTACGATCCTAAGTTTGTACCCGAACAATACAATAAAATTTACGAACATTATTTCAATAATTCTCATGTAGTTAACAAGCAAGGTTGGAATAATACTATGTTTGAGTGGTTAAAAGATAAAGGATACAGTAACTCTATAGACGGACGCACTGGACATTACAGAGAAGATGCTCACATAGCCTGGGCAGACTACGTATTGAGTAGGATAACATTATGACTATATTGTATGTAAATGGATGCAGTCAAACTGCAGGTGCTGAAATAGTATCACCGGGCATTGTTGATACACAAACTAATCCACACAATGATAATAGAAAACTAAGTTGGGCTGGACAAATACACAGCAATTTATTTAAAAATTGGGAATATGTTAATGCCGCATACTCAGGTAGTAACAATGAAAGTATTGCATTAAATACTATTAATGATATAGAACAATTAACTCCAAGCCAACGTTATGATGTAAGAGTATTAATAGGATGGACATATCCGGGTAGATATCAATTTGAAGTACCCAAGAACTTTGGTTGTTATAAACAAAAAGCCAAGTTCTTTGCAGGATACGGGTTAAGTAACGACCTAGAAGAAATACCATATGCTAACGAACTGTGGAATGGAATTAATGGCATACATACTCCAATGGATGATTATAAAACATTTATACGAGATTACACGTTGTTAAGCAGTTATCTTTGCACAAACAATATAAGATATTGTATGTTACATTTTAATTGGCATCCTAAGACTGTAAGTACTGATAACAGGTACACACATATGTATAACCGTTATGTTCATGATGACAATTTTATTTACAAGTACAATGATAGTGTAACTTGGTTACATAATAACAATTACATTGACACCGAAGACGGACGCACTGGCCATTACACACAACAAGCACACGCTGAGTATAGTAAATTTATTAGCAAGGAAGTATTAGCATGTCTCCAATAAAATGGATAAAAACAAAATACAAGCACTGGCGTATTAAACGACAAATGAATAAAAAAATCAAACGTGCAAAAAAGAAAAAGCACATATATGATTAACCAGTACTAAATATGTAAAGCAACGGAAAAGATAATGAAAACAATAATTTTTGATTTTGACGGTACACTTGCAGACTGCAAAGAACTACATCAAATTGCATTTCGTAATGCAGTACAAGAGCTTTGTCCTGGTGCAGAATTTAGCAATGAAGACGTGGAAGGTAGACCAACACGTGAGAAGATACGTATACTACACACAATGGGTTACGAGTTTAACGGTGATAAGTTAAATGATATCAAGCAAGCATATACACAAGAACACTTAGCAGAGTATGTAAAGTTTAACAAAGAACTGCTAGATGAGATGTTGAGATTAAAGCAAACATATAAGCTATGCATAGCCAGTAATGCTACAGAATTATTTGTACTTAGAAGTTTAAGTATTATGCAAATGTATAAAGAATCAGGACAGCAAGTGTTTGATAAAATTAATACTGCCACAGACTTTCCAGCTAAACCAGATACTACTACGTTTATAGATTGTATGAGGTGGACCAGTAACACACCAGACAACACTATTATATTTGAGGATAGTGTAGTTGGAATACAATGTGCATTAAACACAGGTGCACAGGTTATTAGAGTAATAGATGTAGATCACACCATAGAGGAAATGAAGAAACTATGAAACTAATAATGCCAATGGCGGGCTTAGGTAGTCGCTTTCCAGATCAAGTTAAACCCCTAATACCAGTTGGTGATGTTCCTATGTTTGTACACAGTGAACGTTGCATAGACTTGGAGTTTGATGAACGTATATTCATTGTACACAAGCAACACGATATTAAAAGTCGTGTGTTAGAATGGTATCCTGATGCACACGTAATTGAATTAGACTACTTGACAGAAGGCACTGCTTGTAGTATAATGACTGCAAGGGAACACTTTGAAGATGGAAGTGATATCTTTGTTAGCAATTGCGATCAGCATATCGAATGGGATAGCGAACATGCAGAAAGCATAATGAACAATCCCTATAACAGTGGAATGATTCC